CAAGAGCTATGGGTAGCTTTGCAACTAAGTATGTAAACGATAAACTCTGTACGTACAATCCTGAAGGAAAGATACGTATAAGATTCTCGTTGATGCCTCAGCATTATGCGGATTTGCTAGAACCTAACACTTCTCAAATCTCAGACAGAATAAAAGCTATAAACAGATTTATAGAAGCCGGCTACGATGTTCACATAAACTTTAGTCCTGTCATAGTCCACGACAGATGGTTAGACCATTACAGATATTTGTTTGAACAAATAAACAAAGAAGTAAAGTATAAGGAATTGGTCAAAGCTGAAGTAATCTTTCTAACGCATAACGAGGAAAAGCACAAAAGAAACTTAATTTACGACTTACCCGGAGAGTATTTAATATGGAGACCAGAGATTCAAGAAAACAAAATCTCTCAGTATGGCGGAAAGAACATCCGCTACAAACATGATTTAAAAGCTCAGTACATTAAGGAGTGGACTAATTTACATGACGAGATTATTTCTTGGAACACAATACGATATATATTTTAAAAATGAAAGCAAAAGAATACTTTATAGAAGAGTTATCAGGAGAACCTCTAACTCAGGAATCTGTTATAGAAGGATTAGAAAATTATTCACAACAGATTGCTATTGAATATAGCACTTGGTTGTTTGAGTGGTGTGAATACAATAAGTATAGAAAACTTATATACGGAGTTAAACCTTATGGTAGTGGTGATTTTATAAGTGATAAAGATATGTTTCAAAAATTCTTAAAAACAAAACAATGAGAAACTTAATATCTTTAATAATACTTATCTCAATAGTTTTTGTTTGGTTATTTCCAATAGTAATCTCAATATACAAAGATGAGTATTGGCATATCTTTTTGTATGCGGTTTGGTGGCTTCCAGCAGGAATCTTTACAGGATTTATTCTAAAGCTTTTTGATAGATTTTAAAAACAATGAATGAAGAGGAATTATATTATTATTACGGAGAGGAAGAAGAAATTAAAGAAACTCCTCAAGAACACTTGACACGCATGCTTTATTTGCGTAATTTTGATACCCCCAAAAAAATAAAAGAGATAAAAGATGAAATTGACGTTTTACGAAGTGCTGTGGAAGCTCTTGCAAAAGGAGAGAAAATTAGAGGAGTGGGTATCCACGGGACTATTAGTAAAGAAAGAGAACGAGTGGTTCTGGACACCAGAAGCTCTGGAAATAGTTGATGTGGATAAAGCTCTTGCTTTGGTTGCAGATTTGAGTTGGCTTGATCAATTTATTGAGAAGTTTTCTCGCAAGAATATCGGAATAGTCGGCAAGACTAGTTCTGTTAAACAAGTAGGAGAAAAGATGTCTCGATTCATAAAAGAGTACAACTTTGACACTGAAACCATCTTAGGAGCTACTGATATGTATGTGAATCATTGGAAGAAACAAGGCTCACCCCAGTATATCAGACAAGCACACTATTTTATTTATAAGAGAACCGAGAGAGGCTCAGAGACTTCTGATCTTGCTACTTGGTGTGAAACTTATCTTAAGGACGGAGGAAGTAAAAAACAAGAGAATCGTTTTGGGGGAGACTTGTAAAATATCGTACTATGAAATTTGAAGAAGTATATAAGAAAATTGAGGACAATAGACAAAACCGCCTAGAAGGTAAGTTTAATTCTATTCCTTGGAACTTAGAAAGACTCACCAAAGAGTATAACTATCCAGGTTGGGTTAAAGGTAAAATGTATCTTATAACTGCTTCTTCAGGTATAGCTAAGTCTAAGTTTACAAAATGGTTAACTATTGTTTCTAATTATATTAAGTGGAAACAGAATCCATTTAATGTTAAGATCTTTTGGTTTGCTCTTGAGGAATCTAAAGAAAAACTATACTTAGAAGCCATATCTATTTGTATTTATTATACTCATGGAAAAATTGTAACACCAGAAATGATGCTTAGTTTTGGTGATTATGCTGTCCCTGAGAAAATCCTTAGTTGGGTTAGAGAAGCAAAGCAATCAGACTTTCTAAAGTTCTTTGAGAACCACGTAGAAGTCGTTGACCATATCTCTAATCCAACTGGGATTAAAAAATACGTAGAACGTTATTTTGACGACTCAACCAAAGGACAAATGGTTTATGAAGAAAGAGACGAAAAGAAGTATCCGCTTTATTACAGTCACTCTACTGATACTTTTTATTTTGTAGTAGTAGATCATATCTCTCTTCTTCATACCGAAACCATTCAAGGAGTCTATCACGACTTAAGAGAGACTCTATCTTTCTTTGTGGATCATTATGGATTAGAAATCTTTTGTAAGCGGTACAATCTAATTTTTGTACCTATTCAACAGCAAGCCGCTAGTGGCGAGGCACAAATGTTTACTAATAAGGGTGACTTGGTAGAAGCTAAGTTAGAACCTTCTTTAGCAGACTTAGCAGATTGTAAGACTACTCAGCGTTCAGCAGACGTTGTATTAGGTATATTTGCTCCTTTTAGATATGATATTGAAGTCCATCAGGGCTATGATATTAATTTCTTACAAGACAATTATCGCAGCGTTAGATTTCTTAAAGACCGTCTATCAGGCTTATCAGGTAGACTAGGTATGTTTTTCTCAAGAGGCGTACCACACTTTGAGGAACTTCCAAAACCAGCAAGTATGGGAGGTGTAAAAGATAACTATGAAAGTTATGTAAATAGAAGTAAAAATGAAAAGTATAATTTGGAAAGTTAATATACTTTCGCTATCTTTGAATTATGGCAAAGGAACCAATTAAAGAACATTTAAGAACAATTTTAAAAAAGATGTTTGAGGGTACTGGCTTAGAGTACTCAGACCAATACGTTCAGACAGACGATTGGTATCTCAATCACGTATGGAAAGAAGAAGAGGAGAAGGCTTACGTAGATTGGTTAGCCGACTATCTCTACAATAATGTAGGTGCTAGGAAAGAACTCATGAAGATATCCGGCAAGAATAAAGAAGAATGTAAAAGAGCAGCTCAACAGTTTGCTTCATTCTTTGGCTGGACTACCGTAGAAAGAAAAACAAAAGAAACCAAATAAATTAGATATGGCACTATTAGTAGGCATCATTGGACCTTCAGGCGAAGGCAAATCAACAAGTATTAGGACATTAGATCCTAAAGAAACTATCATCATTGGTGTAGCAGGAAAAGAACTTCCTTTCAAAGGAGCTTCTAAAATGTACAACCTAGACAACAAGAATTATGTAGAAATCTCTACTTCAAAAGAAATCGTTGATACTCTCAAGAATATCAGCGAAAAAGGAACCCATGTTAAAAATATCGTAATCGACGATATCCAATACGTAATGGGTTTTGAATTTATGAAAAGAGCTTCTGAGGTTGGCTATACCAAATTTTCTCAAATCGGTCAGAATATGTTCAGTATTCTCTCCGCAGCACGCACTTTACGGAAAGACCTAAAAGTATTTTGTCTTGGTCATTCAGAACCAATTGAAGATGGAGGCGAAATTGTAGGTTACAAAATGAAGACCATCGGTAAAATGTTGGACAATAACATTAATCTAGAAGGACTATTCACTATCTGTCTTTATACTTATGTAGGAGAAGGTAAAACTGGACCAGAATACTTCTTCTTGACTAATCGCTTTAAGAAGCGTCCGGCTAAATCTCCAATGGGAATGTTTGAAGATATCCAAATTCCTAATGATTTGCAGCATATCTCAGTCAAAATTGACGAATATTACTCTTAATGAATGAAAAATCAGACAAAAAACTAAAACTAATTAAATTAAAGAATCATGGCAATTAATGTAAATGACGTAGAAGAAAGCGTACAAGGCTTTGAAAAGAAACTTTTCACAGGTTATGCTCCTGTACAAATTGTAGCAGTTAATCCTAACGAAAAAGGATTGGCTAGCTTATTTAACACTGATATCGAAAAGATAAAAAATCCCGAGTATGATAAAACAGAAGGAAAGATGCGTCTTGACTTCTGGTATAAGAATCATCCTAGTTGTGATACCGAACTTCTTGGTAAGTTTAGTCTTTGGGTAAATAACGAAACCGTTGTCGGTAAGAATAGCGGTAAGACTCAGTATATGGACAACTATACTAAGACTGCTTGGGCTGTTGATTTGGCTACTTTGAGTGCTGACCAACAAGCTAAAGATCCTATGTATCGTCTAGACTCTAAGTCTATTCGTGAAGCAAAGACTGGCGAAGAAGATGTTTATGAACTATTGAAAGCTTATGCTAATGCTAGACCAAAAGAAAAACCTTTTGTTCTTGATAGTTGGACATCTATTACTAAAGGTAACGTAAGCGAACTGCGTGACTTCTTTGATGCTTTCAATTCTAAAGGTTCAGGTATTAAAATTCCTTTGACTATCCGTGAAGGTAAGTTCCAATCTGTATTTACTAAAGGTATTGTACACTTGAACTCTCCTATTACTGATTATATCAAGAAAAGATTTAATGGAGAATATGGCTGTAAAGATTTCTATGGCGATTCTTTCCTCTTGAAAGAGTTCGTAGACAACGGTAGCGTATTCACTGATGATGAACCAGATTACTCACCTTCGAGCAGCTCCAGTTCTACTGGTGGATTGTTTTGAGGTGTGTTTTTCATATGTGTTGGAAAGTGGGGGAGAAATCCCCCATTTTCTTTTAATTTAGTATATTTGTAAGATGAACATCCACGAAATAGAAACTTTTACGACT